ATTGTTGAAATCAAAGTCACCAATGCACCATTAAGCGAAAGCCTACCAACCTATCGTGGTGTTATACAGGTTAAAGGCTTGATGGCTATTACCGAATATTCTTGGGCAGTAGTGTGTGTTTTAAATGGTTCTGATCTAAGAATGTATTTTTATCAGCGTGATGAACAATGGGAGAAGGATGTGCTTGAACCAACAGTCATAGACTTTAACAACAGGATTGCTCATTGTGATTGGTATGATCCTTTTGATACTAAGGAAGCTGGATATATAACACCGCAAGACAATGGTGAATCTACAGAACTAACAAAGCAAGACCAAGTACAGATAGATAACATTGTGGCTTGGGAAGCACAAATAAAGAATCTAAAGGACAATATCGAAGAAGCTAAGAAAAGCATTATGATGTCTATGAAAGAAGCCAAAGAAGGCTATTCTGAGAGTCATAAGGTCGTGTGGCAGACAATTAATTATAAAGCACAACCTGAGAAGCTAGTACCAGCAAAAGATGCTTACACTTCAAGAAGATTTAGTATCAAAGAATTACCAAAAAAAGATTAAGTTTTTGTTGCAATAGTTGTAAAAATCATTAATATAATAGTTGTAATTAACAACTAAGGAGAAAATTATGTATAGCACAAAAGAAAAACACGAAAAAAGGCAGAATGAAATTCAACAAATTATGTCTTTTTATGAAAATGATAAAGAAGGTATTTATACAAGTCTCATTGATGTAGATATTTTTCATTTACTTTATAAGTTAAAAAAAATAAAAAAGGATGAGTTAAAAATTCAAATTAGAGATTTAGAAGAAGATATTAAGCGTATTGATATTCTTCTAAAAGAAGGTTGGGAAAAGGGAAGTAAAAGAAATAAAGGTTTGTTAATTAACCAAAAAAGATTTCCAAAACTTCTTGCTGAAAAAAAAGCAGAATTAGAATCTTTAAGTTAATCAATTCTCCCCTGTGACGAGCAAGAAGTTTCTTTTTGCTCGTCCTTTTACTTGTACCGCATAAGTAGAATCTAATAGTTCTTCACCAGCTAGTTCAAAATCTCTTTCTTCCATAGCTTCAAGCATCTTGGTAAATTTTAGTAATCTATTGATGCCCAAGCAAAAACACATATCTGCCAAAACTAATCTGACGTTGTAGGGCATGGATTGCCAAAAAGGTATGTTTCTATCAAGATCATTAAAGACACCATCCATGTCATTTGCTAACAATATCTCAGCTTCTTGGATAGTTATGCCATTGTCAGTTAGATTGCGACCAACACCAATCGTAGTTTTATCGCTAGTACATTGATAAGGTTTAAGTTCCATGCCTTCATTCTTGATAAGCATTTCTTTTAAATCATCAATCAATTCTTTGGTGACACCTGTTTCCATTATTTAGTATCTGTTCTTTTTAATTTATCGTAAGACCTCAATCCTGACATACCAAGTAATGCCATAAGAATTGCAGATAATTGTGAGAAATCAAACTCAGGCATTTGTATATCGACACCCAAAGTTTTGATAATGACTTCAATAATTGGTGCAACGATAAAATGATAGCCAAGAGCAAAACTACAAATCCAACCAACAGAAGGACGCCAATTTCTTTGAAAGGGAGAACCTTTTGCTTCTATTTTATTTACTTCAATTTGAGCAAGATTTGCTTGATGAAATAATGTTGAAAGTTCGTGATCTAATTTTGCTTGTAAATCTTTATCTTTTACAAATTTACCTACAATATCGCTTACAGGTTTTATCAATTTATCAATCATCTTCTTTACCCTCTAATATGTTTTTTAGTTTTTGTCGCTTTTCATAAGCAGAATCTTGGTGTAAGTCTTTATCAACTATCTTTTCTAATTTAAGGGATTCTATCTTGGTATTGCTGATATACCGCCATGTGTAGCCATCACGACCATAAACACCAAAGACAGTAGTACCCATGCCTATTTTAATTATCATGGCTTGTTCACCATCTAATAAGACCTTATCACCTTCGTTGAATTGTGAGTTGAGTTTAAATTTTAAACCTTTGATAAAAGATACTGAATAGTCTTTTAGAGCAAGTCCGCCTAAGACACTTGCTATAAATATTGAGATTTCAACATAATATTCTTCAATGTTCATTTCACATGAAGAAGGCATTAATCACTAGGGAAGATAATAGACCGATAACGATACCAGCTATCTGCCATAATCTTTTATTGGTGGTATTTATATCCGATTCAATAGAATCCAATCTGCGAAAATTTTCTTTCCATTTCTGTTCGCAAACTCTTTCATGTCTATCTAAAGAGTTGGCAACCTGTTCAACAGTTGGCTTTTTAGTCGATGGTCTTGGTTTCGCTGTCGCTTTCTTTCTCGACATTTCCTATACCTCTAAGGCTTTCTAATAAAGACTTGGATTTCAGATCAACCAATTGTTTTTTATCGGCAAATTCCCTAGCCATTGGTTCGATCTCAATACATCTTTGTTGCAAGGCTAAAAGATCGTTGAATAAACTTCTTTGTTCATCGGTCATATCTTCTTTGTTGTATTTTTCAACCTCGCCATTATCGTTTCTAACTTGTATGTCTGACATATTATTCTCCTATTTTTTTTGTTTCTTGTGTTGGTGTCGCTAATTCATCTATTTGGTTGCTTATATTAGTTTTTAATTCTGTAACCTTATCTTCTCCCATAGCAGATTCAACCCAACCTGTGATTTGGTCATTGGTTAGATCAGCAAAAGCGGTAAAGTTAGATAAATCAGAAGTATCTAATTCTTTTGTGCCATATACTCCGCTTGAATTATTAGAATCATCTTCTCCAGTTAATCGCCAATGCACGTTAAAGACAGTATCTACATTACCATCAATGGTTTTAACATCTACAGTTTTACAATCCCAAGTATAATTTATTGCCATGTTATCCCTCTAATGTTTCTATTCTTGATTTTAAGTTTTCTATGATACCTTGTTGTTCTTGGATTGCTTTTGTAAGCGTTGGAATAATATTCGCATTTATAGTTTTATATTTTTCTTCTTGTGTTTCATCATCCCATTCACCAACCATGTCAGGAAAAACTTTTTCAAATTCTTGTGAAATAAAACCTATATCATTAGCAATATCTTTTCCTTGCCCTTCTTTCCAATCAAACTTACGTGGTTGCAACTGCATAACTTTATCTAAACCATCATCTAAATCCCTAATATTTTTTTTGAGTCTTTCATCTGATAAAGATGTTATAGTGGTGTTTATAGCGTGTATTGTTCCACCCGCTGTTACATAAAATGTATATGCGGGAAACGCTGTTGAGTATAAAGAAATAGTTTTTTCAGTTTGAAAAGCTTGTGTTCCAATATTAAATTGTCCTTTATTTGCACCATTTTCTGCTACCAAAAATTGCAAACCTTGACCAACAGAACCAGCAGTTCTATCTACTAAAAAATTACCAGAAGAATCGATTCTCGTTCTTTCTGTTGCATTTGTTTTAAAAGTTATGTTTCCTGTTGATACAAAGTTACGCAAGACTAGATCATTACCATCGTTATGAATATAGCCAACAGTAGCAGTATTATCAGCATTATTAATATAAAGTGCTTCTCTTAAAGTAACTTGTCTACGAAAAACAGCATCACCTACATTAGACATATCAATTGTAAGAGCAGTAATTTCTGAACCACCATCATTACCTTTAAATACTATGTCTTTGTCTTGTACAGGATTTTTAAAAACAAAATCGCTAGATGAATTAGTCAATTGCATTACATCTGTACCGCCAATTTTTATATCTATTTGGTCATCGGTATCAGCAGTTATAGATGAATCTGCATCAGCATCTAAAATTAATTCTTTACCATTAAAATCAAAACTACTAGCTGTTACTGTGTAAACATCTGCACCAGCAATTTTTATATCTATTTGATCGTCTGTATCTGCTGTAATAGATGTATCAGCATCGGCATCTAAAATTACTTCACCGCCATTTACATCTAAAGTACCTGTAGTTGATAAATTACCATTTACTGTCAAAGCACCTGATGTTGAATTATCTGCGGTGATTGATAAAGGTAAAGTAATCCAAGCAT